TAAATTATTATTTAAGAAATAATGATTTTTATGTTAGCAAACGCTATCAGATTCTGACTTCGAAAGACAGCTCTTTTAAGATTTAAAGGAGCCATGTCATGAAGCAACATATCCCTTATTGGATTATTCCATGTAGGATGAGTTGTTTTATGATGTTCATTTGTTTTAACTATCAGTTTTACTGCATTATATGCATGTTTAACTGGAGTAGACCAATGAATGTCTCATTTGAATTCAGATTGAATGATAGTAGGAGCTTGAAAATTCTGCTACCCATATATGTTTTCTGGACTAGTAATAGCCTTTAAACTTATAATAGGGTGAGTTGGGATCTTCTCGTTAAACCACATGAGTGATATCCTTCCAGCATTTAATGCTGTAGGGACTGATACCATTACCGGTCTTATGACCGCTATGGTAGCATACACTTATGCAGTTACTTGAGTTCCCATCAAAGCAGTATTCCTAATCTTACTAGATTCTCCAACTGTTGGAATAATTTCAACAATTGCGGCACTTAAAGCTTCGCTTTTTGTACACGAATTATTGAATTTTCCATGATCCCTTTGATCACTTCTTAAGTGACCATTCGGATATATGTTGGAAGATCATCTAGCAAACACTTGATTACCAAAGGTAATCAGTGTAAGATTAGTAGAATACTTAGCAGGTTCAATAGCTTCTATGCTAATGATACAACTTGTAAGATTCTTACTAGGGTGATAAAAGGGTGAATTGGTAAAATGTTAAATAAATCTCTATTTATTTTACATTTTTCCATTCATGTTATTACATGACCGTATATCATGTATGTTAATTGATTAACATTCATTGAATATACTCTTCATCCTTTTGGTATTTCCTTTAAAGATTTAACATGTCACTCTAAGTGACAGTTGTTTAAAATCTTCATCGGAAGTACACCCAAATGGTAAGAACCTAGAGGTATCTCTAAGTCTCCACTCCGATTCTGTCTCTGGAACGCGTCCCAAAGTACGAGGGTCATCGACCTGAGTACAAAAGATTAAATCTTTCGCACCTAAGCGAGACCATCGTGCCAAAATCGGTCCCTAGATCAATAAAAAGTCTAGTGGATCGTGGGGTGGCACGGTGACATTTGTGTAGAG